TCTACAAATACTTATTTATCAACTAATCAAGAAGCTATGCTTTTGCATGGGGTTTTAGCGGAAGCTTATAGCTATTTAAAAGGACCCGACAATCTATACACATTGTATAAAAAGAAGTATGATGAAGAAATACAGAATTTTGCCCTACAACAAATGGGCAGAAGAAGACGTGCGGAGTATGATGATGGAGTTCCAAGAGTGAAAGTTCCATCTCCTTCTCCAAACACAATTTATTAATTAAAGGAGAATAATTATGGCAATAACAACAAACGCAATTTGTAATTCTTTTAAAAAAGAATTACTAGAAGGTAAACATAATTTTTCTAATCCAGGTGGTGACACATTCAAATTGGCAATGTATACAAACTCATCTAGTTTAGGAAAATCAACAACTAATTATGCAACAGGTAACGAAGTATCTTCTCCATCTGGCTACTCAGCTGGAGGGAAAGCATTAGTTAATGCTGGTACTTCAATGGCAACAAATACTGCTATTACGGATTTTGCTGATTTATCTTTTGTTGGTGTAACACTAACAGCAAGAGGTGCTTTAATTTACAACACGACTACTGGATCAGGATCAAGCACAACTGATGCCGTGGCTGTTTTAGATTTTGGTGGAGATAAAACTGCAACTTCGGGAACATTTACAATTCAGTTCCCTGCATTTACAACTTCTGCTGCAATTTTAAGATTAGCATAAGAATAAGGAATAAAATGATATGGCCACTGGATGGGGGAAGAAAACATGGGGAGCAGCAGAATGGGGAGACCTTTCTGATGAAACCTTCTCAGTCAGTGGCGTATCATCAACTTCATCAATAGGTTCAGCCACAACCACAGCTAATGCGGATGTAAGTGTTAGTGGCATACAAATAACATCTTCACAGGGAACTACTGTTGGTGGAACATCTGCTTTAGTTTTAGTTACGGGCACAAGTGCAACTTTAGCCATGGGCGAGGAAGACATTGCACGAGGCATTCAACAAAATGTAACTGGAACTGCTCTTAGTGCAAGTAGTGGCGCAGTCACAATTGATGACCAATATCTAATTGGTGCAGGTTGGGGTAGAGATGAGTGGGGTAACTTAGCATGGGGTGATGCTTACAGTGTTCAAGTTACTGGACAATCTTTAACTTCTTCTATAGGAGAAGAAAGCACTGTTGCTGATGCCAATGTTTCATTAACCGGATTAAGTACAACTTTAACTTTTGGTACTTATTCAGTACAAGCGGATGCTGATTTATCAATTACGGTAGCTGAACACACATTAAACAGTTCTATAGGAACACAGAGTCTTGCCCAAAGCACAAATGAATCTGTTACTGGACAATCTTTAACTAGTAGTGTTGGAAGCACTATTGCTGGATTAAAAACTCCAGTCGATGTAACAGGATCTCAAGGCACAATGAGTATAGGCTCAATTTCTCTTGTGCAAGGCACAACTGAATCAGCTACGGGTCAAGCTTTAACGTCAAGTATAGGAACCCAAAGCTCTATTCCAGCTCAAATAGTAGGAGTTACTGGGCAATCTTTAACAGCTTCTTTAGGAGAAGAAGGCACTGTTCAGACTTCAAATGTTAGTCCTACAGGTCAATCATTGACTTCCAGCACAGGTGAAGTTAATATATTTGCATGGTCTGAAATTGACCCTGATGTTGTTAATATTTGGCACGAGGTTGATTTAGCAGCTTAGTTAAGGTAAAATAAGTTAATTTAGGAGACACAATTTATGACATCAACTTATTCAAGTGATATAAAATTAGAATTAATGGTTACTGGCGCAAATGCCGGTACATGGGGTGATAAAACAAATACAAATTTAAATCTTTTGCAACAAGCAATTGCAGGATACGAAGCAGTAACACTTACTGCTGGTGGAACTCTTGCTCTTGCAATGACAGATGGAGCATTATCTAATGCTCGTAACATGGTAATTAAATTTAATACTATTACTGCAACTTCGTCTACAATTTGTACAATTCCAGATTCAATAGAAAAATTTTACATATTTGATGTAAGAGCAGTAACAAACCCAACTAATTTAACAATTAAAACTGCATCAGGAACTGGATTTTCTCCAGATGCACAAAAAATTTATGCGGCTTATTCCGATGGAACAAATTTAATAGAAGTTTCTTTAGATACTTTAGGTGGAACGGTAGGATCAGCGCAAATTGCTGATGATGCTGTAGGCAATGATCAAATCGCTGACGATGCTGTAAGAGCTGCAAACATTTCTGATAATGCAGTAGTTACTGCAGTGATAAATGATGATGCAGTTACTTATGCTAAAATGCAAAATCTTGGTACGGGCAATAGAGTTTTAGGAGCTGCAACTGCAGGAGCTATTGGCGAAGTCCAAGTTCAAACTGATATGATTGCTGATGATGCCGTGACTGCAGATAAATTAGCTAACACAACTGTTTCCGCAGGAACTTACGCAACTGCTACTATCACTGTTGATGCTCAAGGCAGACTTACTGCTGCCTCTGAAGGTTCTGGTGGAGGTGCTAACATGAGACCAATAGCATTTGCTACATCAGGCGGAACTGGAAATTACACTGCACATCCATCTGTTACTGTTACCCACTTATATGCAAAAGCTGGTAATGGCGGAAGTGGTGGAAATAATGGTCCACGAGGAGGCGGAAGTGGAGGTACAGGAGCATTTGGCTTTTGGTCAATTCCTGTTTCATCACATCCTTACTCAGCACCATATGCAGCCGGAAGCGCAGGATCACCAGGAGGCCCAATGTCAGGAGGAACTTCTGGCGGAGCTTCGACTTTTGCTCATCCTGGAACTACTTACGCAGCAAATGGCGGTGGCGGTGGAACTAGAGGAATGAGTAACTTTAGTGGTTCACCTGGATCAGCAGGAACTTTATCGCCTTCTGCACAAGAAGATTTTTCAGGTAATGGGGCTGCAGAAATGACGCTTTTAGGTCAAACTACAACAGCAGGTGCAATAGCTGTATATGATAATGAAGGGTAATTAAATGGCTAAATTAATTTTTAATAATTTAGGAATAGCTGAAGGTAATTTAATAGCAGGTGTTAAAACAGATACTGATCAAAATTATGTTGTAGGGAATAACTTAAATTCTTGTACAATTAAAGATATTAGTGATTCTGATTATGACAATGTATTTAATGGAACAACTTCAATGGTGTTTGCAAATGATGATGTTACCTTTGCAGATCAAGTTCCACAACTTGATTCTGAAAGTGGTCCACCATGGATAACTCTTGCTCAATCAGTTGCAGGGGATGATGGTAATCATCAAGCAAAATATAATTGGTTTAAAAAAGAATTAGAAGATAGAATTGCAGCTAAACCTAATCATTCTAAAATAGCTGATGCTAATGCAACTTTAACTTTTCTAAATACTCTTGATGCAAACAACATTACTGAAAGTTGTTTTAAATCAATGTTGGACAATAACAAGTATATTGAAATAAGATTGTTTTAACTTTACATTAATGTTTTTTTTAGTTAAAAAACATCATGTGGTCTTCCGACAATATCATAGAGTTTTCGCACAGTCCTGAATGGACTGACTATCTTAAAGATGTTTATCCTATTCCTGCTAAATTTAACATTCCAGATTGGTATAAAAATTTAAAACATAGTTTTAAAATTCAAACTGTTAAAGGATGTATGCCTTTTTTAGATTCCTTAAATGCTGGGTATATTTTAAAATTACCTCAAGATATGTATATTGCTCATAATGTTAAGGATGATGAAGGAAATACAGATTCTTACTTTAAAAACGCAATACATGTTACGCAAGAAGTATTAAGACATCAATATTCTGTTAACATAGGATCAGATGCTGATGATTTCCACCAACCTTATCAATTGGGAAAGTGTCCTATGCATGAAAAAAATAAACACTTACCTTACTTTAAAATAATAAATCCTATTAAAATAACTACTCCTCCAGGATATTCTTGTCTTTTTGTGCCTCCTTTAAATAATCGTGATGATAGATTTGAAATTATATCAGGTATTGTAGACACTGATACTTTTAATTCAGAGGTAAATTTTCCTATGATAATTAATGGTGATAAGTATCCTATGCTAGAAACTACTTTAAAAAGAGGTACTCCGTATGTACAAGTTATTCCTTTTAAAAGAGAAGATTGGAAAATGAAAATAAACAATAAAGAAAAAAGAACAGAAATTTCTGCTTTTAAAAAATATATACAAGATAATTACAAAAAAGTCTTTTGGAAAAAGAAAAAATGGAACTAAAAAATTTTATAAGAATATTTGATAATACACATGATTTAAAAATTATTGGTTCGTTTATAAAATATTTAAATACTGTTAAATTTGAAGAAGCTAAAATAATAGAGTCCCATACTAAACCAGATATTATTAAGAAAAAAACTAGAGCTGCTACAACATTTCCTTTTCATATAGACGAAAAAAATTTATCTAAAACACATTGGTATAATTATTGGTGTAATTTTTTTACTCACTATCATATTGAATATCAATCGCTTTTAACTTGTAGAACAGAATCTTCTGGTATTTCAAGTGTAGAAGCGTTGCAGTATGATGTGGGTGGTAAGTATGTAATTCACACAGATTATCATTTAAAATTTCCACGAAATATAAGTATAATTTATTTTTTAAATGATGATTATAAAGGAGGGGAGTTAAATTTTCATAACCCTCAAAATAGAGATGAAATTTATCAAACGGTTAAACCTAAATCAGGGAGAATGATAGTATGGCCTTCAAATTTTTTATATCCTCATTCTGTTAATAATGTAACAGAAGGAAAAAGATTTGTTTTGGTATCATGGTTCGCATAATGACTCAAGAAGATTTTAAATATCACAGAGTAAATAATTTTTTAAATACAACAGAAATAAATTTATTAAAAGATTATTGCAAATTACAACATATAAATAATAAAACTAATTTTGATGTTCTACAAAATAACAACGGAGATACATGTTTTTACAAAGATCCTTTAATGCAGGTTATATTAAATAATAAAAAAAATATTGTAGAAGAAGTTTTAAAAATTGATTTATATTCTACATATACATTTTGGCGATGTTATACTTATGGTGCAATATTAGAAGAGCATACTGATAGACCGTCTTGTGAATTTTCTGTAACAGTTTTTATAGACTCAGATAAAACCGATTGGCCTATTTACATGGAAGACACACCAATATCTTTAAATGTCGGGGATGCTATTGTATATAAAGGAACTAATGTAAGACACAGACGTGAAGCTTTTGATGGAGATTATTATATGCAAGTTTTTTTACATTATGTAAATCAGAAAGGACCACATGCTAACCATAAAGGAGATTTAATAAATGAAAATAATTCAAGATAAAGATGATGGCTCAGGAAAAATAGAATTTTCTGAAGAGGAAATAAAGATTATATCTGAAAAAAAATGTTTGTTATTCGAACCAGTAATGTTAAAACATTTTGTTAATTCACTAGTTAGTGTTGCTTCTAGTTTTAACATTAATTTTAAAGACGAAAAAATAATGAATACTCAAACAGTAAATGGGCAAGACATTAAAACAAAATAAGATTATAGGAGTAAATGTTTCTCATAGTCCTACTGCTTGTTTATTAGATAATGGTAAAGTTACTAAATTTTTAAATGAAGACAGATTAATTAATTATAAGTTGTTTACTCCCAATACAAAAACAACAAGTTTGTTTTGTCTAGATAAAATATTTAATGAAGATATAAATTGTATTGGATACGCATCTTATAATTCTATTAAATCTTCTGATAGTCCAACTATTGTTAATAATATTCATAATAAATATAAACATAAACCTTTTTATTATGATGTAAAAAAGCATCATATATATCATGCAATCTGTGGTTTTTATTTTTCTAATTTTGATGAGGCAACCTGTATAATTGTAGATGGGGGAGGAGCCGAACCTTACAACCCAGGTTATCAAGAATTAGAAACTATAATCTATATAAATAAAAATTATTATTCTGAACTTTATAAAAATTTATCTATTAGAAAAAATCTTAGTTTACCCAGAGATTATTTAAATGATAAAGAAGAATATGGATACCCTCACGTTTTAAAAGAAAAAGTTAATGGAACTTTAGTAAACTATTCAGGTAAAGCCTACGGAGGTTTAAGTTTTAATTATGCTTGTGAAAAATTAAATTTTGTAACTAAACATAACCACAGTCAAGCAGGTAAATTAATGGGTTTATCATCTTATATAAATCAAGAAGAAAAATATAATTTAAATAAAGAAGATGTAGAGTTGGCTGATTATATACAATCCCAACATTTTAAAAACTTATGTGAATTAGTAAAAGGATGTTTAGAATTAAGTAAATCTAAAAATATAATTTTAAGTGGGGGATGTGCATTAAATTGTGTTAATAACTTTAAGTTAGTTAAAGAATTTCCAGACTTAAACTTTTTTGTTGATCCTATTCCAGGAGATGAAGGAACAGCTATAGGAGTAGCTAAATATATTAATGATTATAAATGATTTAAAAAAAGCTGTTGAAATCTTATTAGATAATAAACCTTTAGTAATTTTTCAAAAAGGTGATGGAGAATGGGGGCCTAGAGCATTAGGTCAAAGATCCATTCTTTTTGATCCACGAAAAGAGGAGGCTAAATACATTATTAATAATTTTAAAGGAAGAGAATTTTGGAGACCTACTGCTGGCACAGTATTATTAGAATATGCTGATTTGTACTTTAATATGGGTTCTTTAAAAGAAAGCCCTTATATGTCTTTTGCAGTAGATGCCAAAGATAAAGTTAAACAAGAAGCTCCTGCTATTGTGCATGTGGATGGTACATGTAGAATACAAACTTTAAAAGAAAAAGATGATGTTAATTATTACCAATTAATTAAAGAATTTAACAATCAAACAAATGTGCCCATTTTGTTAAACACTTCTTTTAACCTTGCTGGTTTGCCTATAGTTCAGCATGAAAATCATTTATCCGAAATTATGGAGCGAAGTATGTTTAAGGACATATATATACCTTTCTAGACCACTTTAATCATTAGATTTGATGTAGTATAATGAATTATGCCTTTAACAAGTGTACAAATAAGACCAGGATTTAACAAACAAGTAACGGAATCAGGAGCTGAAGGTCAATGGACTGATGGCGATAACGTTAGGTTTAGGTATGGTTTACCAGAAAAATTAGGGGGATGGGAAGAATTATCATCATCTACTTTATGTGGTCCAGTAAGAGAACAATTAGATTGGGCAGATTTAGACGGTCGAAGATATGTAGCTTTAGGCTCATCTAGAGTTTTAGTAGTTTATTATAGTGGTGCGTTCTATGATATAACACCTTTAGGAACTGCTTTAACAGGTTGTACATTTACTACAGTTAACACCCAAGCATCTGTAACGGTTAACAAAGCAGCGCATAATTTATCAGCAGGAGATTTATTTACTTTTACTTCTGTTACTCCTCCTACTGGAGCTGGGTACTCGGCAGCTGATTTTGAAACAAATACTTTTGAAGTAGTAACTGCACCAACAGTAGACACTTTTACAATTACTATGGCTGCAGGAGCAGGAACTAGTGTAGCGGGAAGTGGATCGGCTACTGTAAATCCTTATATAAAAGTTGGACCTGTAAATCAAACTTCTGGATACGGCTATGGAACCTCTGGATGGGGTGGATCATCAGGCGTTACAACTACACTAAATGGATCTTTAAATGACGACACTGCTGGTACAGGAGGGGGAGGTACTAGCATTACAGTCGTAAGCACTTCTGGATTTACCACATCAGGAACAATAAAAGTTGGAGCAGAATTTATTTCTTACACAGGAATTACTTCAACCACGTTAACTGGAATAACTAGAGGGGCCGGAGGAACACGATCTGCACATTCTTCAGGAACTGGTATTGAACTTTATCTTGGATGGGGAGTAGCTTCTTTATCATCTACAGTAATTATTGAACCTGGTTCATGGTCATTAGATAATTTTGGTCAACAATTAATTGCAACAGTTAAAAATGGTAAATCTTTTGGTTGGCAACCTATAAACTCTAATGCCAATGCTCTTGTTACACGTGCAACTGTACTTAGCGGAGCCCCTACAAAAAGTATAATGTCTATTGTGTCTCAAAGAGATAGACATTTAATTATGCTTGGAACAGAAACCACTGTAGGCACTACTAGCACACAAGACAAAATGTTTATTAGATTTTCTGATCAAGAATCTACGTCAACTTATGCACCGACATCAATTAATACTGCAGGTACGTTTAGATTAGATGCAGGAACTCAAATAGTAGGAGCGGTAAAAGCTAAAGATTATACATTAGTTTTAACAGATACCTCAGCGTATATTATTCAATTTGTAGGACCTCCATTTACTTTTTCAATAAAACAAGTTGGATCTAATTGTGGTTTAATTGGACAACACGCATTAAAATATGTTAACGGTGCCGTTTGGTGGATGGGAAGATCTGGAGGATTTTTTATGTTTGATGGTACTGTAAAATCAATACCTTGTTTAGTAGAAGATTTTGTTTTTTCAACTGATGGAAGTAATCTTGGATTAAATTATGATTCGCAAGAACTAATATATGCAGGTTTAAATTCTTTATTTACAGAAATTAGTTGGTTTTATCCTAAAAGCTCATCAACAACTATAGATAGAGTAGTCACTTATAATTACGGGGAACAAGTTTGGACTACAGGATCTCTTAGCAGAACGTCTTATTTAGACGCAAGATTATTTGAGTATCCTTATGCAACTCAATACAATTCAACTGGAACTCCCACTTATCCTACTATTCAAGGAGTTACAAATGCCAATGGTTCTTCAACTTATTATGCACACGAAAAAGGTAATAACCAAGTGACAACTTCAGGAACATCTACCGCTATAACATCTTTTATACAATCTGGAGACTTTGACTTGGATATTGAAGGTAATGGACAGTATTTTATGAGCATGAGAAGGTTTGTTCCAGACTTTAAATTATTAACTGGAGATGCAAAAATATCCATTCTTCTTAAAGACTATCCAACGGACACCGAAACATCTTCTCCTTTGGGACCCTTTACAGTGAGCTCATCAACTAGTAAAGTGGATACTAGAGCTAGAGCAAGATTAGCTAGTTTAAAAGTAGAGAACGAATCTGTTAACCAAACGTGGAGATATGGCACATTTAGAGCAGACACACAACCAGATGGTATGAGATAATGAACGAATACGATATTAACTACCTTAATAATTTAAGAGACCCTTTTGTGTTTAATAATACAAATACTGTTCCTGTACAGGCAAATACAGGAA